CTCATCCAATAAACATAAAACTATAGTTGAAGGATCTAAGTTCTCTCTACTTAAAGATAGAAATGATAAGGTTCTGAAAGAAATGGGAATAATTTAATGAAGAAGAAAGTCGCTCTTATTACTGGTATCGCCGGACAAGATGGTTCTTACCTAGCAGAATTCCTACTGTCAATCGGATATGAAGTTCATGGAATTCTGAGAAGGAACTCGGTATCAGAAAACCAAACATCACGCTTGGGTAGTTGCTATGAGCAGTTGAATTTGCACTATGGTGATATGACTGATCTAGCATCTTTAATTACAGTTCTCCAGAAGTGTAAGCCAGATGAGGTCTATAATCTTGCCGCACAGTCACACGTCAGAGTTAGCTTTGATGTTCCCATCGAGACATCAACAGTCACTGGACTTGGTGCTCTCAATCTTCTAGAAGCATGTAAGTTGATCTGTCCAGAAACCAAGATTTATCAGGCAAGTTCTTCTGAGATGTTTGGTAACTGTATTGATGAGGATGGGTTCCAGAGAGAGACCACGCGAATGCTTCCTGTAAGTCCCTATGGGTGTGCTAAATTGTTCGCTTTTAATGCTTGCAGAAACTACAGAAATGCGTATGATATGTTTATATGCAACGGGATTCTATTCAATCATGAGTCACCAAGAAGAGGTTCTAATTTTGTGACAAATAAAATTGTCAAGGGTGCAGTAGCGATTGCAATGGGTGAAGCAACTGATTTGAAGTTGGGTAACCTTGATGCAAGAAGAGACTGGGGACATGCTAAGGATTATGTCAGAGCGATGTGGATGATGCTACAAGCAGATAAACCAAAGGATTACGTTTGTTCAACTGGTGTTTCTCACAGTGTTCGTGACGTGTGTGAATATGTTTTTGATAAGCTCGGTATGGATTACAGGGACTACGTTGTCATTGGACAGAAGTATCTTAGACCAGAAGAGCTTCATGATCTAAAGGGTGATTCAACACTACTCAGAGAAGAGCTGGGTTGGGAACCAGAATATACCTTTGAGAGTATGTTTGACGAGATGATTCTCAGCACAGAAAATTATTACAACGCAGTGGAAAAGGTTGATTGATAATGGATTATATTAAGTCAAAAGTTGATGGTTCATTACTCCACATCATCAATCGAAAAGAAGAGATTACTGCTCGAACAAATGTTTGTCCAGATGATGAGTTTCTCCAATTAGCAACCATGAAAATGCCTTTAGGTATGACATTCAAGCCACACAAGCACATCTACAAAGATGGACCGAAGGAAGTAATCGCACAGGAATCTTGGATTGTAATTCAAGGTAAAGTTAAAGTAATTCTTTATGATACTGACGATACGATCATACATGAAGATGTTATATTTCCCGGTGACTGCTCAATTACTTTCAGGGGTGGTCACAACTATGAAATACTCGAAGATGACACCATTGTTTATGAATACAAAACAGGTCCGTATCAGGGAATAGAAATGGATAAAGATTTTATCTGATGAAAGCTGTTGAAGATTTTGAAAATGCTATAGCTGAATTTTTCGGTAGTCCATATGCAATTGCAGTGGACTGTTGTACACATGGTATAGAACTGTGTCTCAGAAACTCTGGTTCTAATGATATTACTATTCCAACAAGAACCTACGTGTCTGTTCCGATGACAGCGGAGAAACTAAATCTTCGTTGGTCGTGGCGAGAGGAAGACTGGTCTGAGTATTATCAGATAGGGAATACTAACATCATGGATGCCGCCGTATTGTGGAGAGAGAATAGCTACGTCCCTGATACTTTTATGTGTCTTAGTTTTCAGTTTCAAAAGCACCTGAGTCTTGGTAGAGGTGGTATGATCTTAACTGATGATGCTGATGCTGCAAAGAAATTGAAGAAGATGTCATATGATGGTCGAGAGCCAAACGTTCCTTGGAGGGAACAGAACATAGACACAATGGGCTATCACTATTACATGACACCAGAGACTGCTGAAATTGGTATAAATAAATTACAGAAAGCAATTAAAACTGAACCTCGTGAATGGACAGTACAAGACTGGCCAGATCTTAGAGACATGGAGATTTTTAAATGAAGAACGTGGCATTGATTACTGGTATTGCTGGACAGGATGGTAGTTACTTGTCCGAACATCTCATTGACCGTGGATATGAAGTTCATGGTGTAGTCCGTAGACAGTCTACTGCCGAGAATCAAGAATCTAGATTGGATCATCTTAGTGGTCAGGTTACCACACACTATGGTGATCTACTCGATGTTCCATCACTTACTAGGATTTTCTTAGAAACTAAACCAACACATATTTTCAACTTGGGTGCAATGAGTCACGTTCGAATTAGTTTCGATCTTCCTTCGTTTACCATCCAAAGCAACTCTCTTGGTGTGTTGAACATGTTGGAATTGTATCGAGAGTTCTGTCCCACTGCAAAATTCTATCAAGCATCCTCATCTGAGATGTTTGGTAACTGTGTTGATGAAGACGGATTCCAAAGAGAGACCACAGGATTTAATCCGGTAAGCCCTTATGGATGCTCGAAGCTCCTTGGATATAACTTGGTGCGTCATTATAGAAACGCTTACAATCTACATGCATGTAATGGAATTCTATTCAACCACGAGTCACCAAGAAGAGGTTCTAACTTTGTTACCAACAAGGTAGTAAAGACCGCAGTACAAATTAAACTTGGCTTGACAGATGTTCTTGAGCTTGGTAATATGGATTCGTATAGAGATTGGGGTCACTCTAAGGACTATACGAGAGGAATGTTAGACATCATTAATCACGAAACACCAGATGACTTTGTTCTATCTACAGGGGAAACTCATTCCGTTCGTGATTTATGTGAAGTCGTATTTAGATATTTGGATATGGACTATAATGATTACGTTGTTCAGAATCCAAAGTACATGAGACCAGAAGAATTAAATTACCTTAAGGGTGATTGTACAAAAGCAAAGAATATTTTAAATTGGAAAACCGAATATACCTTCGAAAGTATGATACATGAGATGGTTGATTATTGGATGAACTCACTTTCAACCACTCATATGGAGATTAGCTCATGAGAGATAAAAAAGTTACACTATGCATGATTGTCAAGGATGAGACTCACATTATTGAGCAATGTCTCCGCTCTATGGCAAAGTATGTTGACAGATATGACATTACAGATACTGGCTCAACTGACGGAACCCCAGAACTAATCAAGAAGACGATGGATGAATTGGGTATCCCCGGAGAAGTTCATCTTTCTGACTGGAAGGGATTCGGTGATCATGCAAATAGGATTGGTTCACGCACAGAAGCCTTCCATAACGCAGAAAAATCTGACGCTGATTATGCATGGGTCATCGATGCTGATGACTACATTGAGGGTGATTTTGAATATCCCAAGAAGATGGATGCCGATGGATATACTCTTCTAATCAAGAGGGGTGACTTCTCATGGTGGAGGAATCAGATCTTCAAGCTAGACCTCGGTTGGAGATACGTTGGTATTCTACACGAGTACGCCGATGCAACCAAAAAGAGTCCCGCTGTGTTTCAAAAGGTTGCTGGTGATTATCATATCACCGCACGAACTGAAGGTAATAGAAATGTTGGTATTACTCCAATTGAGAAATATTCCCGTGATGCTGAAATCTTAGTTGGTGCGATTGAGGACGAACCGGAAAACGCTCGTTACCATTTCTATCTTGCACAGAGTTACTTTGATTCTCAACAGTGGGAAAAGTCAAGGGAAGCATACAAGAAAAGAGTAGAGCTAGGTGGTTGGAATGAAGAAGTATTTTACTCACAGTTCCGTGTAGGACTTCTATGCGCTATCATGCAGGAACCACCAGAGGTTACTATTCATGAGTTTACTTGTGCATATAATATCAGACCAATCCGTGCAGAACCTCTTGTTGAGATCTCTAAGATTTACAGGTCGATTGAAAAGCCTGCTGCGGCATACATCTTTGCAAAGCAGGCATTTGAGACACCATATCCAGCAGAGGATATTCTATTCATCAGTGAAGATGTATACCGCTACGGTGCTTTGGATGAAATCTCTGCCACTGCTTTCTATGCGGGACGCGCTCTTGAGGGTTATAATGCAACTAAGAAGTTACTACAGGAAAACTTAATTCCAGAGGAACATAAGAAGCGTGTTCAGGATAACATGGAGCAGTACGAAAAGGTTATGGCAAATGCTCAACAGCAGCAAATGCAGGCAAATATGGAAGAGCAGATTAAGAAAATTCAAGAGAAAAAGAAACTAAAGGAACAATCGAATTCACCTAAAACTAAATATAAGAAAAAGAAGAAAAAAGCACGAAAGTAGGTAATTAGTTTGTCATCGGTCAATTCATTTATTGTATTAAAAACATTGAATGATACGATCCTAGAAGGATCTATTGTTGAACCAGTCTCTATCGGCTCAACTTCCGATATTAATATAGTTTTAGGTATTGGACTTAATGAAAAAAAGTTTATTACCGAAGATGGTTTAGTTTTTTCTGTAACAGGAACTAATCAAAAAATAGATTCGTGCTTTGAGGAAATTACAGAAAAACCCACACCACAGGTCGAACAAAGAACACTTATACGTGAACAGGGTAA